ATGCGCGAACAGGACCTCTTCATCGAAACCGTCATCGAAGCGATCAACGATGTGCGCACCGCGAAGGGAAAGCGCGAGCCGTGGCCGCGCGACAAGGCCTATAGCCTCGCTTCGGTCATCATGCGTCGGCTTCTCGCAAAGGGCTGGCAATTTTCGCCGCCGCTCCGGCCGATGGTCGGCGGCGTACTGCAAGGCGCGCGCAGACGCGACTAATCCATCCAAAAAAATGGCCGCTCCCCTCGCGGAGAGCGGCCAAGTTTAGGGAGGAAACGCCCAAGGAGGGCATGCCCCGGCCGACGCCAATCGGCCGGTGCGGGGCGGCAGTGAGCTTTGTGCTGCCGGGCGGGCCTGGTGCAAACAGAACCCGCAGTCGGGCGCGTGTCAGCGCGCCGCGGCCCCCGCTACTAGCGGCGGCCCTTTTGCTGTCGGAGCTGCGAGCGCAGCTTCCAGAGTTCCTTCTCGATTGCGTCCGACTTCTCCTTCATGTCCTCGACCGCCTCGCGCAGGGTATGCGCGTGTGTGTCGATGGATTCGATCAGCGCCTTGCCGACGCGCGAAAGATCCTGCAGCGCCTCCCGGTCGGCATAGATCGCGACCAGCCCGAGCGTTGATTGCTGCGGCGCGGTTTTGTTGCGATCCTTGAAATAGCCGAGCGCGGCGACCGCGATCGCCGGGATCGCCGCCGGGCCGAGCAGGAAGATCAGCGTCGTCCAGAGCGAGCTCGAAGCAGCGGCAGCGGCATGATCAGGCATTTTCTTTCGGCGTCCTTCCGAAGGCGCCCATGGCGCACGCATCCTGCGCGCAGCGAAAGCACGAAAAATACTCGAAAAGGATGAAGGTCGGATAGAACACCAGGCTCGGATAGACCTGCGCGCCGTCGTTGATCGCGCGCATATAGAGCGCGAACAGCGCCGTCCACCACAGCGTCCCGAGAAAGCAGCCGATGAGCCGCATGATCGGCGAGCGCCGCCACGCGCCGTTTACATAGAGAAACGACATCCGGAACACGCCGATCGCGGCCGCGATCACACCCCACGCATCCTCGGGCATCAGGAGAATGAGGTAGCGGTTCGTCGCGTTTCCGAGCATTTCGCCCGGATAAAGCACGGCCGCGCCCCATCCGAACATCAGCGCGGCGAGCATCCACTCGACGGTTCTCGTTTTCGCCCCGCCGATCATGGCACGCCCTTTCCGCTTTCCCGGCACTTCCGCGCCTGGTCGCGCAGGCTGATGTATTCGGAGAGCATCGACCACATTTCCTTGTCCGGCTGGAGCCGCTCGAAGGCGTCGGCGAGCTTGTTCTCCCATTCCTTCGAGCGCGCGACGATCTGCGGGCAGACCTTGATCGTGACGGTTTTCGGCGGCCCGGCCTGTTCCGGAATCCCGAGGCAGTAGGTCGAGCCGGTGATCGCGAGCGGCAGCCCGAGACAGGCGGGACCTGCTGCCGCAGGTCCCGCCGCCACGGCGAGGGCCGCGATGACGAAGAGGCCTTTTCTCATGCGCTTCCCTCGCGTAGCCGGCGCAGCGCTTCCGCGCTGTCGGGTGGATTGGCGGCGATCGCGGCCATGTCGTCGGCAGCCTTTTGGCCGGCGATCGCCTGGTCGCGCTCGGCTTCCGTGCGTCCGGCCTGTTTCGCGTCGGCGGTTTGCTGCCGGGACTCGAAATAGCTTTTCACCGCCCCGGCGAACTCGGAAAAGAAGGCCTTCGCGATGTCGGCGACGATCGCGAGGCCGGCCTTTCCGAGCCATGCGCTGAGCGCTTCCATCATTTCGGGTTCACGATGGTCGCGACCACGGGCGCCGAGGCAGCTTCCGCCGCATGCGCGAGCGTGTAATCCTCGGGGAACACGACGCCCTGCGCCTGCAGCCGCGCCATCACCTTCTGGGCGATCGACTCGATGGTCTTGCCGGCGAAGTCGATCACCTTCGAGGAGCCGTTATCGAGCGCGATCTGCGCCGCGGTGCGGATCAGGTCGTTCGCGACTGGAATCGTGAGCTCCTTTCCGGCGATCGATCCCTTGACGCCGGCGATCGCGCTCGCCGCCGCGTTCGTGAAGAGCTGGTCGACGCGATAGGTCATCACGAGCGGCCGGATGAAGTCCTGCGCCCATTTCGGCAGAATCGCGAGGATGCCGAACACGGCGCAGGCGATCAGCACGCTCAGCGCGTTCTTAAGCGTATCGAGCAATTGCCCGACGAGATCGCCCCAGCCGACCGTCACCGCGCCGTCGGCGGCGAGCGCCGGCAGCGCAATCACGGCGAAGAGAGAGAACAGAAGGCACGCGGCGGCGAGCCGCGCGATCAGGCGCAGAAAAATCATGGTCATGTCCTTTGGTTGTAGGTGGATAGTGGATAAAAGTCTCAGGCCGCCAGCGCGGCGGCGGGCGGAAGGCACTCTTTCGCGCGGCTGACGATCAGGCCTTCGAGCGCCGGATCGTCGTCGAGCAATTCGTGCCGCAGGCTGGTCTTGAAATATTCGATCTTGCCGCGGAATAGCGGCCCCGGCGTGAGGGGCTTATGCCCGACGAGCGAGAAGATATTCGTACCCTGGATCGAGACGGCGCGGTCGACGTTCGACCCGAGCTCCGTGAGCGGCGCCCAGATCGTGGCGTCGAAGCCGGCGAGCAGCGCGACCCGCCGCGGCGCGATCTGTTTCGCCACGTCGCAGATCGTGTGCACGCCCATCGAATGCCCCGCGAGCCCGATCAGCGCGTCGCGCGGAAGGAGCTGGATCAGCGAGACAATCCTCGCCGTCTCCGTGAAGCCGAAGGTCGGCCGGACGATCATGCGCGGGTCGAGCTTCGCGATTTTCAGGCCCAGTGTATCCATGCCGAGCGAATAGGAGCCGCCCCAGGGCGGCGGGCCGCCGAACAGGCCGTAGCAGAGAAACCAGTAGAAATTCTGCGCTGTCGTCATGCCGCCCTCCCCGCCTGATGATCCCCGAGGCTGAGCTCCGCGGCCGTCGCTTCTAACCGCGCCAGCACGTCCGCCTTGTCGACATGGCGGCCGGGACAGGCGTGGGTCGTGCGCTTGTCCTCCTTGTGCAGCTTGAAGGTCGAGGGGTCGGCGCCGATGGCGTTGCAGAGAACCGCCATCGCGAAGACCGCGTTGTCGCGCACCATGGCGCCCTTGCCGCTGTCGAACGGCTCGGAGTCGTAATCGCCGACCATCTCTATCCCCCATGAGATCGAGTTCCACGAGGGCGAATGCGTGCCCTGCACTGTCAGCGGCGTGAACAGCCAGATATACGTGTGGTCGACGAAGAGATGCGGCCCCGCGCGCCAGCCCTGGTCGTCGCGGTAATGGGCCGTGAGATTCTTCAGCCGGTCGACGACATCATGCCCGTCCCATTGCGCCATGTTCGGCGAGCCGGTGTTGTGCAGCACGATGAAGGACGGCCGCCAGGCGCCGAACCTGAGCCCCTCGACATGCGCCGCGAACTCCGCGCGCGTGAGCCCACGGCCCACGGTGCCCCGCCAGCGCGGCGATGCCGGGATCAAAAGGCTCGTTGCATTCGCGCGCCGCGCCGTGTCGGCCGCCGGCTGCGAGGTCAAAGCCGTGACGGTCACGGGCGCAATGGGTGCCGCTTTCGAAATCGCTTCCGCCGGGCCGCACTTCGCAGCGGCGCGGACGCGGATCGCCCACAGCGTTTTCGGATCCGCGACACCCGTGACCGGCAGGCCGATCGAGCGCTGCGCGGCCTGCACCGCGGCCCTTGTCAGCGGCCCGAAATCGCCGTCCACCTTCGAGTGGAAAAATCCGAGCGCCGTCATTTGCGCCTGCAGCGTGCCGACCTCGTTTCCCTTCATGCCCGCGCGCAAAGTCATGCCCACTCCGATTCTATCGATGCAGAAAAAGCCAGAGCCGCACCCAGGCGGCGATCATGCCGGCCGCCGGGAAACCGAGCGCGCAGACGAGCACGACCGTCACCATGCGGCTCGGAATGTCCTGCGTTTTCTCTTTCAGGTATGGCCGCCAGCGGCCGTCGGAGAAGATCCAGCGCATCAGCGCGCGGCGTAGCGGGTGTGCTTGCCATGGCGCGGCTTGCGATGCTGCGCATAGGAGCTCGAGCCCGATGCCTGGATGTGCGCCACGTCCTTCACCGGCATCGGCTGCACCAGCCCGAACTTCTTGCCGTATTTCGCGAACAGCGCGCCGGCGCGCGCGGGGCCGTCCTTGCGGTCGCCAGCGATCGTCACGTCGATCGCGCGGCCGTCGCCGTAGCCGCGCGTCACGCGGCTGCCGCCATGCAGCGAATAGCCGACACGCGCCTTGAAGCCTTCGGCGATGCTCTGCCGGTAATCGTCGCGAAAGGCGGATAGGATCGTCCAGCGGATCGCGGGTAGCGCCCTGTCGATCGCGCGCCCGGTCTCGGCCACGGCATGGCGGAATTGCGGATGCATGCCGCCGATCGCGAACTCGCAAAGGCCGAGGCCGCGTTTCGCCGCCGCCTTGATGTCCTTGACGGTGAAGTCGCCGCTTGAGTCGATCTTCTGCGGCTCGCGGTTATAGACCGTGCAGAGATAGTTGTAGTCCGCATCGCGCTCGAAGATTTTCGCCTTGTCGCTCTCGCGCAGCGGCGCGGGCTTGGTCACCTTCAGCGGCCCGAGCGGGACGAACTCGGCTGCCGCGCTCGAAAGCTGCACCGGCTCCGCTTCGTGCTCACGCTCTTCGGCGAGCTGTTTGTCCGCGTCCTCGAGCTGCGAGCGAAAGCCGTCCTCGCCGGGAACCTCGAAGTGCCCGGCGTCGGGATCGCCCCACTGCGCGCCATGAAAGAGCCCGCATTGCTTCGCGAGCGCGGAGGCGTTCTTCGGCAGCGCACCCTTCACGCGGTTGCGTGCAGTCTGGTTGACATCGAGCGCGTTGCCGAAGGCGTGCTTGCTGACCACATCCGTGCCGGCGATCTTCGAATTGCGGTAGCCGCCCATGAAGCGGATGCGGTAGCCGTTCGCTTCGAGGGCATCGACCAGGCACTGAAAGCGCGCGCGGTATTTCGGGTTTACTTTCGCCGTGACCCCGCCGCGCGCGTAGACGACGCCTTCGGCGCGCGCAGCGTGCGGAGCACGATGACGAGCAGCGCGAGCCTGACGATGAGATCGAACGCGCGGCCTGGCGTGCCGCCGCGGCGAACTCGCGAATTCGGACGCGCTGACATAGCGCCCGCCCTCGCCCGTATAGATGGAATCCGGGCCGCCGTTCGGCCCGTAGGCCTGCGCCAGCCCGACAGGAAAAAGACAAAGCGCGGCCATCGCCGCAAATAGCGATCGCATGCATTTCCCCCACGATTGTTGAAATGCCGCCCGCTCCCCGAAAGCGACGGCGGCGGTTCACGCCCTATGAAAAATCAGAAGATTGTCAGACGGGTTAAATTCTGCGGTCGTAAATCATCCGCCGATGAAATCGCCCGCAAAAACATTTCCGCGCGGCGGCAAGCCGGCGATGCGGCGGGCGAGCGGCCGGAAGTAGTTTCGCTGCGCCCAATATTCCATGGCGCCCGATGCGAGGCCGAAGCCGGCGCCCAAAATGAACATTGACACCATCAAGAGCCAAAGATTCCATTCCTTACCGGCCATGCTGAGTGCGGCGATCGGAATGAAATGCGTGAGATAGAGCCCATAGGAATAATCGCCGCCGCGCACCGCCAAACGAAAGAAACGGCTATTCAAAGTCGCCGGAACCAAAGTGGCTGCATGGATGATCGCCAGGGCTCCGATGATGAACGTGATTTCCCACACGATCTGGAAACTTTTAAACCACCATTCGAAACAAGCGGCGAAGAATGCGATGGCACAGATTGGAAAAATCTTTCCATCATGCAGCCGCGCAAGACACGCGCCGCCGATAAAAAGAAGGCTGAGCGGCGAATACAGAACCTCCAGCCCGACCTTGAGATCGGCGGGATGCGGAAAGTCGAGGCTCATCACGAAAATAAACGCCGCCCAAACCACGAGGCCGATATCGTAGAGCCGTGCCCGATTGAGCATGAGCAGGAAGGCTACCGAGTAAAAATGCACTTCATAAATTAGGGTCCAGTACGGAATAGCCGTCCATCCCTGACGCTCGCCACCGGGCAAGAGAAGCAATGAAACATCGAACCGGATCGCAGCTAACTTCGGCAGCAAAATAATCGACAGAACAAGAGCGCCGAAATAGGCAGGATAAATTCGCAGGATGCGCCGGAGGCCGAACAGCAATGGCGTTTCGCGATCGGCCTGCCGCGCGATCACATAACCGGAAATCACAAAGAACAAATAGACGCCGATCGTGCCGAAATTGATCCGCTCCCACCATTCCGGCACCGATCCGGCAAGCGAGCACGATTTGTAGACGGCGTGATAAAGCAGCACCATCGATGCAGCCACAAGCCGTAGAATCTGAATTCCTTGTAGCTGCCCCGAAGTCTGCATGCCAGCTCCCAGGGCAGGATTCTAGCCCTAGTGAACGGATTTCACCATAGTGGGCGCGGAGGAATAGGTTACGGTCACGGTTTCAAGCGGCCCCAGCTCCACGGTCGCATTTGTGGCCGTAAAAATGTTCTGGCCGCCTGTGGCTATATTCGAAACAGTACCGCCGCGGATATAGACCGTCTCGGGCGATGAGCTGGCTGTATAGGTGAAAGGTGACGCCCCGACCGTAATTGAAGCGCCCCCGACGGGATTGAATCCTGTATTGTCATGAATCTTCCGATTGGCTCCGGACGATCCATCGAAAACCCCAACGCTCGTATTACCGCTTACATTGTTTCCCGATATGTCAAAGTCGGAGGCCGTGCTTCCTCCGACGACATTGATTCCTATCGATCCATTCCCTCCGAACCCACCGCACGGGCCAGCGGTAACACCATGCACGGTAAATTTCGCATTGCCTGTGCCGAATGCATAACCGCTGAGTGTATTTCCTGCCGCGCATCCGCCTTGAATATGGATATTCGTTACAGCGCCGCGAAGGTCGGCGCCATTCGCCGTGTTGTGATTAAAGACGCTATTCGTGAAAAACAGCCCGTCGATGGACCCTGTGCCGGCCGTGGCGGTCTTAAAGCCGTTCGATGTCGCTCCAGTGGAATTCGAGAAACTGCAATTCGTGAATGCGGCCGTGATGACACTCGCTGCATTCGGAACATTGATTTTTGCAGCGTCGACACTGCTTCCATTTGTGCTGTCGAACAAACAATTCGATACGAAAATCGCGCCGGCGAAATTTCCACCCGTAGGCTCAATGCTCAGTCCGAGCCCGTGACCGACGCAATGAATAATATCGATCAGGATCGTGTCGCCGTCGCCAATGATAAAGCATTTCTCGGGCTGCGTTCCTCCGACGCCCGCGAACATCGCATCTTCAATGATCGGGCTGGAATAATTCTGGAACCGGACGGCGTAGGAGCCCGCTCCGCCCACGTTCGTGAAGGCGTGAATACGCAGAAGCTTCGGCTGGATGATGCTGTTTGCGGGGCTGGCTCCGGAATAATCCGCCAGGCAAAAATAATTCGTGGCGGCAACGTCGCGCACTTCATTCGAGGAGCCGGTGATCCTGAAGTAGCAGCCCGCCGTGCGCGTGACCGAAGAGGTGACGAGCAGTCTCTCGACCACGCTGTTGAGATTCGGCATCGTGAACAGATCGAGCGTTGCCGATGTGATCTTGATAACGGACGAATATTCGTTCAGGCCGCCGACCGTTTGAGCGACATTGAGGGTAAAACCGCAGCTCGTGCGGAACGTGCCCCCAGGCACGAGGACATATTTTGCGCCGCTGGCGATCGCGTTTCCGATAGCGGTGCAATTGTCTGTCGCATCGTCTCCCACCGCGCCGAACCAGGTGATGGGCGCGGGCATGGAGTTCGAGCAGACCCACCCGCCCGTGGTGCGCGCGATCAGATAGCCGACCGTGGAGCAGAAGGCGGAATCGAGCTGCGAGGCGACAACGCCGTCATCGGCGCAAACCCATTGCCCGCCGACGCGTTTGACGATCTTTCCGTTCGTCGTGCAGAAGGCGGCGTCAAAATAATCCGATGCATTGGTCTTGCCCGTTCCGCCGCGCGACTGCGGAAGCGGGCTCGTCCCCTGGAAGCTCTGCGCGAGCGCGCCGAAGGCAAGGGCAATAAAAAAGGCCGCCAGCGCGGCCCGCAGAAGCCGGTTTTTCCGATGCATCATATCACCACCCATTTCGTCCTGTTGAAATTCGGCCTGAAGGTCTGCGCCTGGTAATTGCCGTCCATCACGAAGATGTCTCCGCCGAGGAGCGCCTGCGTGCCGGCATCGTCCGCATGCACGTGAATCGTGAGATTGTTCGCTTTGAAGCGCGCCGCCATGTCCGCAATCGTGACCTTCGAGGCGATTTCAGAGAGGCGCGGCAGGAATGCATTTGCGGGCGATGCGGCGGCCGGATTGATCTCGATCTGCGTATCCCGCGGATCCATCACAAGATCGGCGCTTCCCGTATATTCCCGCGACGGAAGCAGGCTTGAGAGCGCGTTCGCATCGAATGCCAGGATGCGCAATTCGCCGGAGAAATGCGCGAGCATGTAGAGCGTGCCGGTATTGAACTGGCCCGCTATCAAATCGTTTCCGTTTCCCGTCTTGACCGCAAACGGCCCGATCGGGTTGAGCCCGTTCTTGTCGTAAATCGTAAGTTCGGCCGGGCCGGTATTGCCCAGCGCCGGCACGATAAGAAACGACATGGTTTCGGCGAGCGCCGTAACCGCCGGATCGCAACGCGCCGTGATCTCGTTATTCGTTCCGCCAACATTGGTGAGGAGGCAGATTGAGCGGTCCCACAGCGCCTTCACGCTGTTCGAGACGAGATCGGCCTCATCGTATTTGTTTACGGCGAGAGCGGCTGTCCCTTCGGCTGGAGAGGGAAGGCGCCGGCGAACTTCTGTAGTCATGCGGCGAAAAGCTCCGGGGCTTCGTCGACAAAGGTGAGCTGGAAGATCTGGCCCTCGCGCGGAGTCATATCCAGTACGAGCGCCCGCTTGATTTCGCTTTCGACCGGACCCGTCGCGACGATCTGGCCCGGCACCACGAGCGGCGCGTCGGGATCGTCCGTGATCGGATCGTCGAATTCGATCGTTTCGGATTCGGCCCCGGCCGCCGAAATCTGCTTCGTTACGTTCGAGCCGTCGTCGAGCCGGACAACGGCGCCGGCGGGAACATCGGCGAAGAAATCCGGGCCGGCGAAGAAATCCGGATCGGCAAAGAAATCGCTTGCGCCGGCCGGCACCTTCGCGTCGAGCACGAGGCCCGTGACCTGCGTCGGATCGATGTTGTCGCGCAGCACTTGCTTGATGCGCGCGAAGCCCGCCTGGTGATGCAGCGTATCGTGCTGCAGGCCGACGAGATCGCCCCGCGTGCAGACGATCGCCTCGGCGTCCGCCTCGCCGAGATAAAACGTGCCGCGCTTGATCGATTGCCGGTAGTCGAACGACGCGCGCGCCGCGACATCCGCCACGTCGACGAAGCCCGGATAATTGATTTCCTCGAGCCGCGAGGCCGCCTCGGCGTCGAAGCCGGACGTCGGCACGATAATCTCGTCGTCCTGATAATCGAGATCCTTGTTGCGGAATTTCGCGCGGATGCCATGCGGCCGTTTCGGGAACGCTTTCGTCCACTTGAACGAGCCGAGATTGACCGGCGTGAAGATCTGGACCGGCGACTCCGCCGAACGGTCGCGATCCTCGACGACGCCCCATTTCTCGGAAAAGCGCGGACGCGCATAGCCCGCCGCGGCGACAAGCAGGAGCACGTCGGCAACATTCATGCCCTCGCAGACGGCGTTCACCGTGTAATTCTTGTCGATGCAGCGCTGACGCCACCCGGTCAGATCCTCGATCAGGTCGGCCGGAATCTGATCGGCATTCTCGGTGCCCGTGAGCACGTCGCGAAAGACGGTCGCCGGATTGCTCGACACCTTGAGCTGATCCCAGGCCTGCGTGACAGGATTCCAGTCATAGACGAGCCCGGAGGCGAGCGCCGAAAGCTGCTCGATCCGGCGATTTTTTGCCTTCAACGCGATCTGCGTGAAGCCTCGGCCCGGCACCGGGTTTTCGTTCCAGACCGAACTGAAACGGGTAATGACCGCCTTGTTGTGAATATTCGAAAGGTTCGACGGCGGAACCGCGACGCCGCCGGACATCCGGTAGGAAAAGAGATCGAGGATCGTGCCGCCGAGCGTGTAAGCCAAGCGATTGAAATTCGATTCCCGATAAGAATACCCGCGCTCGATCTCTACTTCATAGATGCCTTTCGGGAAGACAGCGGCATCAAGATAGAATTCCGCGCGATCGTAAAACAGCGCGACATTCTGAAGCTTCGCCGTGGTATAGGTATTCGCATCATAGAAGTCCTGCCCGGACGCCCCGATGAAATAGGGATGCGCGGTATAGCTTTGCTGCGGCGGGGTGAGCGCCAGATTCTCCTTTGTCGTCGTGAAGGCGACAACCGCTCCGTCGTGCAGCGCGGGCTGCGGCCTCGGCGGCGCCGGCGCCCAAAGGATCTTGATCGCCTTCTGGAAAGGCGCCGCCTTCCGGCCCGCGAAATGCACCTCGGGAAGATTGATCCAGCCGGTATCGCCCTTTTTCCTGATGCGCAGGCGAAATGGCGTCGTGATCACATCGGAAACGCTGTCGCCGTTAAACAATCCCTCCGGGAAAAGGACATGCAGCCAGATCTCGTCCGGCGAATTGCGCGAGACCAGCGTGTGAAACTGCGGCAGGCTGTTTGCAGGGTTGGCCTGATCGTCGAGCTTACCCGCATCGTCCGCGTCGAGCACATGCTGCGATAGCGTGAGCTGCGGCGCATCGGTGCGTCCTTGCCGGGTGACCAGCGTGAGCGGCAAATCCGTCTGGAAGCCCTGCCGGATTTCCGTCCCGATATCCGGCAGGTTCTCGACCGGCACCGTGCCGAGCCGGATATCTTCGAGCTGATGCTTGCCGGCGAGCACCATGACCGCCTCGATCTGCTCGTCGTCGTCGATGATCTCGATCAAGGACTCGCAGGCGAAGGGCGGATAGACGCGATGCGTGCCGAGTACGCGCGGAATGGAGCCGCCCGGCGCGATGATGTTGTCGTCCAGGCTTGCGCCTTCTTTCGTATTATCGTCCGCCCCTGAATTCGCGCCCGGCTGCGACGGCGGCGGGGAAAGCGCATTGACCGCGAGCGAGCCTGCGATCGCAAGGCCGGCCGCGGCGATGCGCGCTCCTAAAGTACCCGCGCCGAGGAATTCGGAACTGATGAAGCCGAGGCCGCCGCCCGCCACCCAGAATGTGCCGACCAGAAGGCCGATCGACAGGATCGTGGAGAGCGGATTCTTGCGCGATCCGCCGCTCCGGCCGCTCGACGCGAGCGGATAATGCAGCGTGACGGCGATCGGACGCGCAGCCGTGCCCGCGCGCGGCCTGACAAAGCGCCACATCTCGCGCGGCACAACCTCGCCATTGATGCAGACGATGCCGCGGGTTTTGAAATCCGACTGCAGCCGATATGGCGGCACAAGCGCCACGATTTCGGCGATCGTCTTTCCAGGCTCGATCACCTGATGATGGCACGCGCCCGAAAAAGGCCGCTCGCGCCAGGCGAGCGATACCCCGTTGAGCGGATGCTGCAAGGGCCTGGTCATGCGAGCTCCCGATGCCGCCAATATTCCCGGATGCGGTTCCGCACCGATGGATGTTCAACCGGCACGCATACCGTGTGCGTTTTTCTCTCGACGTGCAGTATGCGCTGCTCCCCGGATATCATCGCGCACAAACCGATATGCAGATCGACCCGCGTCTCCTGCGTGCGCTCCGGATCGCGCACGCGGTCGCCGGCCATCAGCACAAGATCGAAGTCGCGCGGCGCGCCGATCGCGGGAAGCCAGGTGCCGTTTTCCTTCGCCGACCTGATCTCGCGCGCGATCGCGACGAGCTCGGTCGCGGCAATTTCGCCATAGGACGGCACCGCAATGCCGGCCTCGGCCGGAAATGCTAGATAGACGAGGCCCCAGCAATCCACGCCGAAGCGATCCCGGCCCCCGTCGACATAAGGCAGGCCGACATAGCGCGCGGTCCAGTGCATCAGCGAAACAGGCCGGGAAGCCTTCCCTTGGTTGCCCGGATTGCCGGCCACGGTTCCTGCGTAAAGTCCCAGGAGGCGATATCCGCCGACACGGTCATGGCGTCGACCTCGACGTTTTCGAGCCGCAGGAAGCGCGCCGCATATTCGACCGTCGGCGTGCCGATCGGCGTCCGCGGCTTTACCGACAGATCGAAGTCGGCCGAGGACATCACCAGAATTTCCAGATTCGGCGCGTCGTCGATCGCCTGGATGGCCTCGCCGATCCGTCGATCCACATTCTGCACCGTGATTTTCGCGCGCGGCGGCTGATCGGTGTCGGTCAAGAGCGAAAGCGAGAACGGGCACCCTGCATAGAGCTCGCCCGCATACATGAAATCGACGATATCGTTCACGCAGCGTATATCATCGGAAAGCGCGTCGTGCGAGATGCGGATGAACTCCAGAAAGACGTCGCCGCTCTCGCGGGCCTCGGCTGCGCGGCGGAATTCGGTCGAGACGATGCGGGGCATTATGGCAGCTGCATCAGCGAGAGCTTGGCCGTGAATTTCTTCGGCGAATACGCGGCAAATTGCGGCTCATCCGCGAATTGCCAGGAGCGAACGTCGCCGTCGTAGGGGTGCGCTTTTTCCCACGAGAGCGTGCCGTTCTTCAGATCGTTCCGGTAGAAATCGAGCAAGGCTTGCCGCGACACGTTGTCGAGCACGATCGTCCATTCGTTGTTGAAGCAGAGCGCCGTCGTCCGCGCGCGATTCTTCGCCGGCCCCGCCTCGACCGGATAGGTCGCCTTGGAAGGAACCGGTGTTTCCGTGAAGGTGCCCGGTTGCGGCATCCAGCAAACATTTGTGGGCCAGGTGATCGCCATTTATCGCCTCGTCTGCGGCGTGCCGACGCCCACGGTTTTGAACTCGCCGCGGCTCGCCCGTTTTTTCCATTCGCCGATCACGACATCGATCATTTCGCGGCCGTCAGGCCCCTTCGAGCGATTCACCTGCGTCTGTTCGCCCGAATAATTGTTGATGTTGACTTGAGTACCGGCGCCGCCCGCGATCTGCGGAATGATCATGCCGCTCGCCGACGGCACGAAGATCTCCGGCCGCTTCTCGCCGACAAGATACGGCTTCCCGGCTTCGACCGATCCGCCCTCGGCACGGCCTGGAACGATCCCCTCCCACGGATCCGTGACGCCTGCGGCCGCCGTCTTGCCGGCGCCGAAGAGCTGCCCGAGAATGCCGCCTACTGCTCCCGGTGTCGTCGACGCGGTGCCAAACAATCCCGCTAGCGGGCCGGAGCCCAAAAGGAGCGCCTGCTGCGCGGCCTGGAAGATCGCGAGACCGAGCTTCTGCAGCGACTGCGTCGCTTTTCCCGACCAGGTATCGGCGCTATTCAGGAACGTGATCAGCTGATCGCCGGCGAAGCGGAGAAGCTCCTGCTGTTGCTGGAATTGCTGCTTCGCGAGCGCCGTCGCTTGCGCCGCGCGTGCATAGGAAGCCGCGACCTCGTCGATCCTGGCGCGAAGGGCATCCGTGATCGGGATGTCGTTCGACTTCGCAACCGCCTCGAGCTCGAGCTGCGTTCTGTAGAGCTCTTGCTGATAGACCGATTGCGCGATGGTTGCGGATTCGGCTTCGAGTGCCGCCTGCCGCTTCTGAATTACCCTGATCGACTTGTCGACCGCATTTTCCGCATCCGGAACGATCGTCGATCCGTTCCCTGTCGAACCCGCAGGCGTCCCGACTGGAACGGTAATCGGGGTTGGCGGATTCTTTCCCGTAAGCGAGCGATATTTCGCGATCAGATCATCGAGATCCTTTTGCAAGGATTCGATATTGCCCTCGATTACGGCGGCAAAGGCCGGATTAGCCCTTCCGGCTTCGCGGGTAAGGAGATCGATTTCTCGTCTTAAATTGGCTATCCCTCTGATCAAGGATTCCGGTGTTGGCGTTCCGATCGAGTTGTTGAACAGATCTTTCAGCCGCGAAACGAATTCCTGAATTTCGCCCGCGGCATCAATGAACATTCCCTTTAGTCTTGTGGAAATGACAAGCCCGGTCTGATCCCATTGCTTCTGGATCTCCTGGGCCTTCTGGATGAATTCGCGATCGAGGATCTGTCCGAGCGCGACCGCGTCTTGCCCGGTTTTGTTGATTCCCTCATGCCCCTGCCGCAGCGCGTTCAGGAGATCCGGGCCCGCCGCTTTGCCGAATGCAATGACCGAAAGATTCGTTGCGTCTTGCTGGTTCTTCGCGTTCTTAATCAGGTCGATATAGGCGCGATAGAGATCCTCCGTGCCGCGTAGCTGGCCCGAGGAATCGCGAAGCGCAACGCCATTCGCACGCAGTATGGGCAAGAGATCGCCCTGCCCGCGCGCCGCCTCGGAGACGTTCTGATTGAACTTTTGCAGCGCGAGCGCCGCGGATTCGATATCGGCACCCACTCCCTTCGCCTGTATCTGCAGCGTCTGTAGGAAATCCGTGCTGACGCCGAGCTTTTGTGCCTGCTCTCCCAGCTTCGCCGCCTGGTCCACCGCCTGCTTCATGTGGTCGACGAGCGCGCCGAACGACAGCCCGCCGATCACTTTCGTCAGCACGCTGTTGTTCAAGAGACCCGAGAGCGAGGGATTGAAGCTGTTGAATTTCCGCTCCATGTCGCCGATCGAACGGTCGACAAGATCGCCGGCACGATTCAGATCGCGCTCGAAACGATCGAGCTGCGCACTGAGCTGAACGACAAGCGACGGAGTATCGGCCATATTTCCCTCACTGCATCGTCGCAAGCGGCCTATGACGTTCGATCATGTTTTCGAACTCGTCATTGGACATGGGAGTCGGAATTTCTTCCGCGCCGCGCGATCGGTTGAAGCCGTCGACGCACATCGCCAGTTCCCATAGCGACATCCCGTCGACATCGCGCGGCGTGAAGCCCATCGCCGCGCCTAGTCCGTAGAGGGCGGAGAAGACGAGGAGCTGCTTCGGATCTCCTCCGTCGCGGTCTCCCCCGCCTGTGGTTTTCCCTGGGGCACGCTTTCCGGCGCAACCAGAGCGCTCGCCAGAACGGCATGCGCGAGCATCACGCTTTCGGCGAGCGGCACGTTATCGACATGCAGCTCGACCAGCTTGTTGGCTTCCGGCGCCGGCATCCCCGCCCCGATCAGGCCGAGCCGGATCGTTTCGCGCACGTCGTCGACGCGCCAGACGCGCGTGCGCAGCCTGTCCAGGATCAGCATGGGACCGGCGTCGCATTTTTCCTGCAGCGCGCGCAGCTCGCCCAGGCGAAGGCGGAAAGACGATTTCCCGCCGTGCCAGTCGAGCTCGATCATATTTACGACGCTCACGACGGAGCGCCGTCAGTCCATGTAACCGGCCCGTCGCTGTCGGCCTGGATCGTCGTTTGCACCTTGTTGCCGATTTCGCCGGTGACTTCGAAGCTGCTCAGGATGAAGGAGCCCGAGAAATAGCCCCAGCCGACGCCATCCAGAACGACGCGCACGTTCAGCGGCGCGCCCGACAGGAACCATTCGCGCCAGGTCTGGAGCGCCTCCTTGGCGAGAACGCCGGAACCGTTGATCGTGACGGAGAGCGAGCGAACGACACGCTCGATCCATGCCGGCAGGTCGGGATCGTTGCAGTCGGGTACGACGATCGAATTGGAATCGGCGCTGAACTTGATTCCGCGGGTCGTGAGACCGCACGGCGCCGCGAACACTTCCGGGCTTTCGCCGTTACCAACCCAGATCGAGAGTTTCGCGGCCGAGATAGTGGTCGGCTTTGCCATCAGACTTCTCCAAATAAAAAACCCGCCGGAATGGCGGGCCGATGCTTCAGTTCAACGCGGTTACGAAGGCTCGGTGAGCGCGCGGAACGTGATGATTCCGTGTCTCGTGATTCCGTCCGGATCCTTGATGTAGTTCGCCTGCTCGAACGCGATTTCGACGACACGGCTGCCGGCGACACTAAGCGAAGCCAGATGCAGGCTCCGTTCGATCGCATCACCGATGCGCTTCGTCTCGACGAACCCTTCATTGCGCGACCAGACATGCAGGTTCACGATGACGTCGCGGCCGTCGTAACAATCCGCCCGATCGGGAAGAACCTGCCCCTCGCCGAAATCGATATAGGGAAACGTCGGGTTTGGCGGAACCTCGTCATAAATCCGTTTGTCGACAAGCCCGCGCAGAGTCACATCCGCTAGGAGATGCTTTACGATCGATCCCTGCAACTCCAGCGCCACGCTCATCAGGCCGCCTTCTCGACTTCCTGCTTGACACCCAATCCCAGCTTTCGCCGGATCGCATTGCGTTGTGCGCGGTAGGCCGGCCAGAAAAACGGCTGCGCAGGATTGCCCGGATGCGTGCGCTTGACCTTGCGCGTGCGCTTCCGGCTTTTTTTCGTTCCGACCGCGATCCGCTCGCCTTTGGTGCCGGCGCGCGTTCCGAATTCGACGAAGCGCGCATAGAACGCATCGTCATTGCCGGCGAATATAGTTACCCGCAGGCCGCGGCTTCCGCGGCCGCCGAGACGGATGGCGCCCGTCGCGCGTGTTCTCGGCGCGTTGCCGAAAACCCATGAGATGGAATCCCGCAAGAGGCCTGGACGGCGGCGAAACGGCGTATCCGCTTCGACCGGGCAGCGGCGCTTCATGTCGGCGACCAGATCTTCGGCGCAGCTTGCGAGCACGGCCGGAATCCCGCCCTTCAGGCGCGCGGTCGTTCCCGCCAGAAACCGCTTGAAGCTGATCACGCTCGCATTGCTCATACCGCGACTCCATATTCGAGCTGCAGCTCGACAAACCGCTTCTTCTCGTCGGGCGTCGCGCCGCGGACGTTATAGATCTGTCCGGTGTCGAGCTCGCGCACGCGCCAGGCCGACGTCACCTGTTTGCTGTTTGAATTGTACCGGACGATCGCGATGATGACGCCGGTGCCCGCTTCGCGATCCGCGAGCAGCTGATCTCTGACGGAGATCGACCGGAATTCGGCATACTGCCGGAACTGTTCCTCGAAATCACTTTCGGTATTGCCGTAGCCGTCGCCCGGCGGGCTCTCGGCCGACAGATCCTCCTTCTTATCGAAGGCGAGATGGTGTCTCAGCTTCCCTGCGGGCATTTTCCGTTTCCTTCCTCGATCGCGGCCGATCTGCGACCGTGGCAGCGCGCGCGGCCATCGCCTGGTCGGCACACGCCTGAGAAACAAGATAGGTATTTCCCTTCTTGTAGGCCGTCAGCACGTTCGGCTTCGCGCGGAAGTCGAAATCAGTCGAGAACGTGACCCACGGCATCTTCGTTTCTCCTGAATGCGAGCCAGGTATTCCTGACATGCACGGTTTCTTCGCCGGCATCGGCCAGCTCGTCGAGCACGGCGCTCACGTCGACGTCGCTGCGTCCGTGATCGTCGTGAAAAACGACGATGCCGCCCTTTCGGATCAGCTTCTTGGCAAGGGCATAATCATGCCGCACGGCCGCGGCGCTGTGATCGCCGTCGATGAAGACGGCATCGCACCGCGGCAGATCTTCCACGGTAAGATCGAAGGTGCCCTTGCGCGCCAGCAGGAGCCGGAATTTCGGATGGTCGAGCGCGAGGTGGCCGGGATTCGGAAGCACTTCCCGCCGCTGCACGAGCTTCGGCGTGACATAGGTCGGCGGCACATCGATGCCGATATAGCGCTCGATCGACTTCACGTTGCGAAGAATCGCCTTCGCCGTCCGGCCCGAATTCGCGCCGATCTCGATCACGGTGCGCGGCGATACGCTGCCGATCAGCGTGATCAGAACCTCCAATTCGCCCGGATTCATGTAACGGGTATGAAGACCGCCCAGATCCCAGTCAGGCGCATCGATCGAAATAGTCGGCCGCTTGCTCGGCGAATAGGGTGACGCGGGCTGTGGCGTCGGCGAGATCGATTTCCTTGGAGCGTTTTGCATCATGTTTGAAGTCGTCGCACGGGTTGATGGGTTCGATTCCGAGATAGGGCGAAAATCGCGCGCCCCCGGAAAAGGAATAAGCGCGCTCGTAGCAGCCGAAAACGCTGATTACAGGCGTCTCGACGGCCTGGGATAGAATGACCGCGAAGCCGGGCGAGCAGAACGTGAGGCTTGCGATCGAAATCAGGCCGGCGATCGTTTCAAAGCCCAGCTCGCCGGCATGAAACCGGAGATCCGTCTCGACGTCATCGCCGACGATCCACTCCACGCCAGGCACAAGATCGGCGATGCTGACGACAAAGAAGCGCTCGCGCAGCGCGCGGTAGAGATGCGCGTAGGCGGCATGATCGGGGTTGCGCGCGGCGCAGCCGCTCCATTCCGTGCGCTCGACCAGCGGCCGATAGACCATGATCGGTTTTGTCACGTTGCCGATCGCGGCCCAGGCGCTTTCCTTCCACGCGCTCGGCACCGGCAGACGAAAATCGGCCGTGGCGTAGTCCGTGCGCATCGCGCGGCACATCGCGCCCAGCACGGATTTTTGCGCGCGGACCTCGCGCGGCTCATACCAGATCTGCATCGCCTCGCAGCAGCGCGGAATCGGCTTATTCCAGAAAGATGACGCTTCGCGCTGCGCGTTCTTGCTTTGCGTCCTGAGCCTTGTCGCCTTTCGCACGATGTGCAGCTTCGGCCCGATCAGATCGTGATAGGGCGAAACCCAGGAACTTTCGAGAAACACCTCCCGGTCGCGCATCAGCTGCCGCAGGATCGCGCGTTGATGCAGATTGTCGCCCAGGCCGTGCATTCCGCGCACAAGGAGCGGCGTCAAGTGTAGATCCTCAGACTTGCGATCAGATCGCGCGCGGAATTCTGGATCAGCGAATTTTGCCGTTCGCTGGCGTTTTCGCGATGTTCGAACCAATGGCCGGTGAGCAACAGTATCGCCTGCTCGGCCCGCGGCGGAAACAGGAGCTCGGGATCCGGCGCCGGCGAATCTCCTTGCGGATCCACCCCGCATTCGAAGGTGATGCGCACCGGATTCGGCACGTTGCACGACAGCGCCGGCAGCGAGAATGAGGACTTCAGATAAAGCCAGGCGCCCTGATCCGTCCGTTCCCAGAAATACTGATCCTCTCCGACCGTCTGTAGCGTATCGTCCTGGTCGTAATACTTGACGGACTGCACGTCGCGCACGGGCGTCGCCTGCAGCTCTATGATGCGGCCGTTGCAACAGCGATCGCGGCCATATTCGAAGCAGGGCAGCCTGAGCTCGTATACCGTCCGGATCAGCGTGAGCCCGGTTTCGCTTTCGACGAAATCGAATGCATTGGTGAGGTATTTTGTCATCGCCAGATCGTCGTCCGGCGAAGTGCCCTTGAAGATCTCGATTGCCTCCGCGAGCGTGATCGGAAGATCGGTCGAGCGCGAAATTTTTCTGAGCGCTTTAATGCGGTGGTCGCTCATTCAATGCCTCGTGCAGCGAAATTTTCCGATACGCCGTTAACGCCGAATCCGGACTGGTATTGATGACCTCGATGCCGCGAGCGGCGATCGCGGGCGCGGCGGCGTCCAGGCGTTTCCGCCAGATCCCGATGCGGCCCTGCGGCGGATTGTTCAGCCGGTCGCGATGCGCACCATGCCAATGAATGCCGCGTTCCAGCGACATATCGAACCCGACCAGCAGGATCCGCCTCACGCGGAACTGCACCGCCAGATTGACCGCCTGGAATCCCGAATTTCCGCCGTTGCCAATCCGGCCTGGAACGTCCGTCAGAATTTCATGCCGGAAGCGGTCGATGTCGACGCGACGGATGCCCGGATATTCGCGGCATACCGCCGGATCGTTCGTGATGCGCAGCCCCCCGAAATCCCGCAGACCCCTATTCAGCTTCCACCAGGCCCCGTCGCAGGCATAGAGAACGTCAGCGCCGGGATAAAGCCGCCAGGACTCGTTTACTGCGATAACTTTTGCTTCAGCATCCGGCGGAATTTTCGATTTTTTCGCGCTGGGGCCGCTGGCGATAATGATGCAGGTCTTACCTCGCCAGTCGGGGATGTCGCCGGCGCGGAGATCGTAGGGTGCGCCGCGCCGTCCGCGGCCGCCTCCTTTACCTCGGCCGCCAGCCCCATGCGGATGAATTCCTGACCGTGATAGTCGAGCACGTCCATGACTTCGAAAGGCGAATATTTGCGGCCTTCGTGCTTCAGCTCACGGAGCGGCTTGATCAGCATCGCTATCCCCTCGAAAAAATCGGCCGGCACGATGTGCCGGCCGATTCTCCTTGTTTGCAGAACGCCGTTAGATGTTCCCGAAGTCGCCGTAGATCAGCGCGAGCGGCCGCTTGACCGCGAGCGCAAGCCGCTTCTCGGCGCGCGCCGTGAGCATGTTCTTCTCGAAGTTGTCCTTGTTCTCCGAGGAGAGCAGCACTTCGGCTTCCATGCGGTCGTAGATCGTCGCCGCCGGCTTGAACGCGCCGACCATGAATTTGTCGACGCTCATTGCCTGCGTATCGGCGACCGGAAGCCCCCAGAGCGAGGGGCCGGCGAGCGAGCGCGGATTCGACCAGAGATAGCGGTCCTGGCCGTCTTTCGTCAGCTCGATCCGCGCCCAATCGGTCGGGTTCAGGATCATGCCGTCCGCCGGATACTCGGCGAGCGCCGCCTGCAGCATGGCGAGGCGAAGGATGTCGATCATCTGCTCGCCGGTAGGATGGAACGCCGGATTATAGGCCGTAGCGTTCGCGATCAGGCCGGAGACGTGCGGACTCGTCCCGTTGCCGTTGAGGAGTTCGTCTTCCTCGGCGAGATCGAGGCCGTAACGCAGCTCCCCGTCGATTTCCGTCTGCAGCTGCGGGGCGTCGTCGAGCGCCTGCCGCGAGATCGGCACGATGTGCGCGATCGTGCGGACGGGCGCGTCGGCGAGGACCCACGCATAGTCGGAGGTCGGCTTCTGCGTCGTTTCCGAAATCACGGCCGCGTTGTTCGTGCGGGTCGTCTGCTTCGGATATTGCACGAGGTTGCTGCCGGTGCGGCCCTGCGTCAGCAGCGCGCGGATCGTCATGCGCCGGCGCGCGAGCGGCACGATTTCCGTTTCGCGCGTCGGAGCGATCAGACCGCCGGCCGAAGTCGACAGCGAAGTGATCTCCTGGTTGACCCTGATGACGCAGCTGCCTGAAGCCCCGGCCTTGGCATAGGCCTTGACTTCGTCGCTGTTGGCGACGACTTCCCCGAGCGACTTCACCTGCTCGGTTTTCCGGTTGCGGAGCCCGTCGGCGAGCTTCTGCTCGACTTCGCGGCCGCGCTCTTCGATTTCCTCGAGGCGCTTCTCGAGCTTCTGCTTCGCCTCGCCGAGCTGGCCGACGGTCGCGATCAGCTTGTCGGACTGTTCCTTCACCTCACCGACGATCTTGCCTTGATCCTTCGTCTGCTTCACGGCGTCGTCGATGTTCCTTTTCACATCCTCCTGGATGCGGCCGAGCTGCTGATTCACGTCCTTGAGCAGTTGCTCGACCTTCGAAGGGTCGAAGCCTTCGTTACGGACGGAGCCGATCACCCCTGCCGGCCGCGAACCGGCCAGCAAAGCGGCGATCGACACGCCCGCGAAATTGCGAGTGTGTTTCATGTTGTCCTCTTTTGAATGGATTAGATGGCTTTCATTCGTTCGAGAAGCTGTTCCACTTCCCGGACAACGACAGCGTCCTGCGTGTCGGTTACGGCAGCGCCTGGCTTGCCGCCTTTCAACGCCGCGACCAGGCTGCGCCGCTCGGAACGCGGCACGCCTGCCCGTGCGAGAATGTCGTGAATCCTGTATTCGGCCTTGACGGCCGCGCCCGCAGCCGATTGCTTGGCCTTGTCGTCGACCGCATCGGCGGGAAGGAAATCGTCGGCAAAGCCCTTCTCGACGGCTTCGGCGCCGCCGATCCAGGTCTCGCGATCGAGCATCTTCGCCACTTCCTTGCCGTCGAGGCCCGTGCGCGAAGCGTAGATATCGACGGACACCTGGTCGAACGGCTCCAGCCAGTCGGCGATTTCGCGGAGCGCGTTCCGGTCGCCCATCGCGAAAACCCAGGTATTGTGGATCATCAGGAAGGTCGCGCGGGCCATGCGGATCTCGTCGCCGGCCATCGCGACGACGGAAGCGGCGGACGCGGCCACGCCCAGCACCTGGACGGTGACTTTCGCGGAGTGGTCGCGCAGCACGTTGTAGATCGCGAGCCCTTCGAAATAATCGCCGCCCGGAGAATTGATATTCACGACGACGTCGCGGTTTCCAATATTCTTCAGCTGATCCTGTATCGTCTTGGCGGTAATGCCGCCGCCCGTGAAGGGGTTTCTGCCGATGACGTCGAGAACCGAAATGATGTTATCGGCGGAATCGTCCTTCGCACGAACTTCCGGCCGCCAGCGATCGAGCGCCTTCGGCGCGATGACCGACTGCAAATCAGCCCGAACGTTGAATGAAGCTTTCGGAAGTTTCCGTTTGCTCATTGGATGGTCTCTTTCCTTTGTTCGGGCTTCGGATCTTCGATGCCGAGCCAATCGCGCAGCGCGTTTCTCACTTGAGACGGCTGCGATCCGATTTCGCCCAGCCGATCCAGCGGCGCCAGATTCGTCTGCGCGGTGAGCTCGTCGGCACCCTTCTGTTTGCTCTTCGGCTGATTGAGCTTCACGCGGCCTTCGTTGCGCGTCATCAGGCCGTTTTGCGTCAGCGTCGACAGGAACTGCGCCTTCGCGGCCGAATCCATCTGCAGCAAGCCCTCGCGGTTGAATTCGAAATAGATCGCGCGCTTATCGCCCGGCTCGATCAGCTGTTTCGTGATGCGGCTCTCCACGCGCCGGCAGAGCGGATTCAGGCCGAGCGTGAGCCACGCGATCATGATCTGCTCGACACCCGATCCCCACATCGTCTGCCCCTGGGCGGCATGCCCCACGATAATCGGAGGAATGCCGAGCCAGCGGCAGATTTCCTCGACGCTGAAACGCTGCTGCTCCATCATTTGCGCGTCCACGGGCGAAAGCGCGAGCCGTTCGTATTTCAGTCCGGACTCGAGGATCATCAGCTTGCCGGCGTTGTCCGAGCCGGCATACTTTTTCATGATCTCTTCGAGCTGCGTGCGCTGCTCCTTTTTCAGCGTGTTTTCGGAAGTCAGGATGCCGTGCGACTGCATCCCGTTCGAGAACATCTTTCCCGCCGTTTCGCCGGCGGCGATGGCGGTGCTGAAGGTTTGCACGCCGTAACGGATCGCCGACAGCCCGCAGTCGCCGCCGAACCCGAATCCCTTGACGTGGAAGACCTTCTCTCGCGGCAGCTCGTAGGTCTTGCCGCGATCCGTGTATTTATAGACGAGGGTTTCGTTCTCCTTGCGTTCGGGATAGCAGTTCGGAAGAATGTTCAATGTCGAGACACGCCGGCCGACGCGCGTGATTTCCGAGCATGCATTACCGTCGACGCAGAGCCACGCGATCACGCTTTCCCAGTATTCCTGCGGCGTCTGATCGCTGTTCGGATCGCTCAAGACGAGCGCGAGCGGATGTTCGTCGTCCTGAACGCGGCTGCCGTCCTTTTCTTTTCGAAAACAATTCAGCGGAAGCGTTGAGATCGCCTGCGCCGTAAGCCGGACGCCGGCCCAGAACGTCGAGAGCTGCATCGCGGTGTGAAGATTCACCGTCTTGCCAGCCGCGCCGCGGATGCCGAGCCATGACCATCCGCGGCCATCCGTCAGCCTGAGCCGCCGTTCCTTCGCGATGTCGTCGACGAGCTCGTTGTAAACCCGGTAGCCGGCGCCGAGTGCCTTCGCGATCGCTTTCGTGATCATGCCCATATCAGACAACCATCACCGGGTTTCTCAGAAAATCGTTTATGTCGCCCTCCTCGGCGTCGTTCTGCCAGAGACCGATAGCCATCGCCGTCGTGATGACGCCTTCGATCATTTCCGCAGCGCGTGCCTTGTCGGGCTTGATATTGCCGGCAGGATCTTTCGCGATCACTGCATTGCCGAACATCCAGCGCAGAACCGGATGATTGCCGTGCTCGAAACGGCCAGAAACGAAAAGCCGTTCGAGCTCCTTCGACGGTGCCGACATCGAAGCGAAGCCCTGCCCGAAAGGAACGCCGGGAACTCCGTCCTTCTGCAAATGCACAAGCACCTGCGTCGCATTCCATCGATCGTAGGCGAGGCCTGCTTCGCTGTTCGCAAACTGAAATTCGCGGTCGTCGATATCGCGGCGGACTTCCTCTTCGATGAAATCGTAGTCCGTCACATTGCCCGGCGTCGACTTCAGCGCGCCGATCCTGACCCATCGCGCATACGGCGTGCGCGGGCTGTCGCGCTGCTCGATCGTATCGTGAGGCACCCAGAATTCCGGCACCAGGACGAAGCGGCCGTTGTCATCCTCCGGCGGAAAGAGCCAGATCTTTCCCGTAATGTCCCGCGTCGATCCCAGGTCGAGCGCGGCATAACCGCGGCGGCCCTTCATCATCGCCGGCAGCTTCTTCCACAGATCCTGGTCTTTCGGATACGCCGTGTTCTTGTCCCACATGCGCATCGGCAGCCAGCGCGTATCCTGCTCAACCCATATGTTGAGGTGATAACGCTTGAAGTCGTTCTCGAAGCGCGGGTTCTGCTGGGCCTTCTTGCACAGCGATTCCAGAAACTCGCGCTTCACGGAAACGCCGAGATTCGGGTTCGCCTTTGCCCAGACCTTCGGATCCGTCCAATCGTCTTCGGGATCGGCCTCGAAGATCGCGACGAAGCATTCCGGATCGAGCGACGGATCTTCGAGTATCGCGCGGCTGTCGAGATAGAGCTCATGCCCGTAGGTTTTGATCTCACCCGCGGTCGAGATGATGATGTCCATCGGCTGCCGGCGCGCGGCCATGCCCTGAATCAGAAAGTGGTGCAGCCGGTCATCTTTCCACTCGTGCGCCTCGTCGCCCAAGATCGCATGCGGCGACAAGCCATGCTTGCCGGCCGCCTCTCCCGACAAAGGCTGGAATAAAGCCATCAGCTGAGGGCAGAAGAGTCCTTTCTTCGTTACCTCGTAAAGATCCGCGAGCTGCTCCGACAATTCGACCATCCGCACCGCCTTATCGAAGACGATCGAGGCCTGCGACTTGTCGAGCGCGTGTGAATAGACCTCCGCTGTTTGCTCGCCGTCGCCGACCGTCAGCAAATGACCGATGCCGGCCATCAGCTCGGTTTTACCGTTCTTGCGAGGCACCCAGATCCGAACGCGGCGATACCGGCGCGTTCCGTCGGAACGACGGCGCCATCCGAAGATCTGCCGGATGATATTGGCTTGCCACTTCTCGAGCACGAAGGGCTTGCCCGCCCACTCGGCGCTCACCAGTCTGATGAATTTCGAGAAGAACTCGACCGCCCGATCGGCGCGGCCCTCGTCAAAATAGAAGGGCGATGCCATGCGGTTATTCTCGACTCGTTACTGCCTGGTCGACGGCCCTTCTATGAAGCCAAGCGGTGATTCCGGTTTCGCAGGAACGGCCGGATCATTTGAATCCGGTTTTTCGGGCTGAGGCTCGTCATTGAACAGATCGCGCATCGCCGGCGGCACGGCGGCGAGGCCGCGGATGATGTTCTGCCGCGCGACGGGGTTCAGTCCGAGCCGGTCTTCGAGCGCCTGCAATACACTTTCAACGCGAAGCATTGCTTTGAAGTCTGGATGCTCGCGCAGCATCGAGCCGTGCTTCGATTTCGTTTCGTACGTCAGGCCGCGATTGCCGATCTTCTCTTTCAGCTTGATCCACTGGTCGACATAGTACGCCCAGCGCGCATAAGCCGTCAGATCCGCCGGCCGCGCGATGCGGCGCATCGCGAATTCCGTTACGACGCGCGTATAGATTTCCTTGTGGCGCGCGCCTTTCACGAAGTCTGGGATCTTCAGCGCCGGCGAACCCTTCGCCTTGCCGTCAGTCGATCGCGACTTAGCATTTTCAGCCGCAATCAAGCGCCGGCGCGCCGCTTTGTTTCCCTTCGCCGCTTTCACTTCGTCCGAAAGTGCGCGCCGACCACGAGCCATGCAAAAAACCTTGTGCCGAAAAAGTTTTCCGGAATTCCGAGAAAATGCGCGTTTTGCTGCGCCGCCGGTCTAGGGCACGGATTCCCTGACTTTTGACCCGCCCTACCCCCTATTCGCGGCCTCTTCTGCCTGCTTCACGCTGTCATGATGCGGCGAGCAAAGGGACTGCAGCGGGTTGCTCCAGAAGGCCTCGCCGTCGCCCCGATGCGGCTCGATGTGATCGGCCACAGTCGCAGGCGTGTACCTGGGCGGCTGCTCTTTCAGACACATTGCACATAGCGGCTCGGCCTTCAGCTGAGCTGCCCGCCTCGCCTGCCAGCGAGCCGTTCCATACAGCCTGCGTGTCTCGCTCTCAGATCGGCGCTTACGATCGTAATCTTGTTCGCTGCGTTCACGCGCCTGCTGCTGTGCCTTTGTCCGAAAGCTGCGCGGAAGTGATGGCATACGCTGGACACCGGCTGCGTTAGCGCATGGGCATAGCCCCAAACGAAAACCCCCGCGCGTTTCCGCCGGGGGTTCGTTGATTCGCATTTCTACGATTCGGTATGTACTGCAAATTCCAAGTGCAAGTCAATCTGGCTGGACCTGCGATATATCGAGCTTACGGCCTTTTCCGTGTTTGACCTTAAGCGGCGGAAGCGGCGCATCTCGCTTCGGATAGAGCGGCAGCTTCTCATTGATTCTCCTTCCATCATCCAAGGCCTTCTTATCGGGCGTCTGTCCCGTCAGCCACGGCATGGGCGCAGCCGCCGGCGGAAGAGCCTCATATTCCGTGAGCCGAGAGTTGATCGCGGCGGCGAGCGCGACAAGACAGCCGTGCCAGATCGCATACTCCGCCCGCTCGATCGCTATCTCAACAGGATCAGGCTCGTATCGAAGCGGGCAATAAGCGCGCGCGGAAAGATAGTGGCGAGTGTTCGTTTGAAAATCGACCTTCACCTTGCCGTTCGGCGCGATGATGCGTTTCGGTATCGGGCGCTCTTCACCCCATGGTGGCCTGGTCGAAAGCTTCGCATGCTGCATGATCAGAACCTGCGCATTCGCAGAGTGCCGCGTCATTCTATAATCGTTCGCCGGCACGAGAGCGGCGAGATCGCCACATAACGCTAATCGACTGTCCGGCCAGGACGCTTCCATACTTCCGAGACGCCGAACCTCCACCTCGACAATGCGGGCATCAAGATGCGGAGCGCCGAGTGCTTCAGGCAAACGCTTTACGCCGTCGTCGACCTTTTCCGGCATCGTTTCGCCGAAGGCCAGGATGTTCTCGTAGCTCGTGCCGATATCGTCAGGACCGAGCATGACACGCGATTTCAGCAGCTCGTAGCCGAAAGCCCAGCGGAGAAGCATTTCTATATCGAGCCTTTTTCTAATCACTTTCATATCAGTCTTTCCGTCAGCTCTTGATGCGTCTGCGAGGTTTCGGGAACATGCTGGCCGTGAAGGCGAAGCGTTTTCTTCGTGAGCATTTCCTCACGCGCGCGGCCCGCTTTTAGAACGGTGACGGCCACACTATGACCGGCCTTTGCCGGTTCGCGTGCCAATTCCTCTTTCTCGCGAATCCAGGCAGCACGGAAGTTTCGCTCGCGCTGAATTTCACCCTCGTCCGGCAGGCGACCTTTGCGATTCACAAATTCATAGAAAACGACAATCCATCCCTCCGTCGCCGCTCGGAGTGCCATCTCGTCGGAGAGCGCATCGTCCGCATTGAGCCGCGCAGGCCTCGCCTGGCTGATCTCGGCCGATTTCACAGGCGGCCCGAAGTGTTTGAAAATCTTGTCGCCGCACCACTCGGCGAGGGTGCAGTAGCGCGGCCGCGCGTTCGGCTTGCGCGAGGTTTTTCGCTCGTGCTGCTTGGCCGCGATGTACTGCCGTGCGCGCGAAATCGCTTGCGCGCGTTCCTCGATCGAGAGCTCCCAGAATCGCGGCCAGGCATCGTCGAGGCAGCGCGAATTGTACGGACGCCAGAAGATTTTCAGCTCCTCGAAATCGGCGCGTGCGGTCGTTCGATCGTCGGCGCGGATGGCGGGCAATGCCTCGCCGTCGTGCCCTTCTCGCCCGCCAGCTGTGCTCTCCGCGAGCGGAGGGCCTTCGGTAGATTGAAAAAAGCTATCCGCTCGCGTGCCGATTTCCTGCCCCTTGGCGCCGGAGGCGCCGCCTGGATCGTGCTCGGCATTGGCCGTATCGCCTGGGGGGCTTTGGGGGGAAGGTTTGTATATATCTTTCTTTACTACGGGAGCCGGGTTTACCGGAGCCGGTTTTTCCGCGGCCGGAAAACCCGGATTCCGGTGAATCCCGTTGTCGGCAATAGCGGGCGCTGACTCCTCCCGCGCGGGTTGATCCGGATCCTCGTCGGGCTGCGGCTCGTCATAGAAAACCATGTATTGCCCGACGATGCGGCCGCCATCGTCGCGCTCGAATTCCTTGGTGGAATAGCGCGCTTCGCGCAGCTCGCGCAGGATGCGGTGGATCTTGTCCTTGCCGACATTGAATCGCTTCATGAGCTGTTCGGTGATCACCTGCCAGCCCTGCGGCTTCGAGATGATGTAGACGAGGACACCGAGTGCGTCGGCCGAGAGCCGCTCGTCGTTTACCAGCTGATTAGGCGCGACCGTGTATTCGCGGTTGCGCTTGCGCTTAATAATGGTTGGACGCCTGGGCGCGGTCATGCGGACTTCGCCTGTTTCGTTTTGCTGCGATCTTCCTCGGCGAGCTCGAGCCGCTGCAGATGCATCGCTGCAAACAGATCGCCGAGGCGTTGAAAGAGTGCGAGCCGTGCGGCCGCCAGGTTCGCAGCCTTGTTCGGCCGCGGCGAGATCATTGTCGCCGGCGTCAGGTGATCGACCCATATCCCGTGGTTGAGGTCGCCCTCGACCACGCCGACGGCTACGTTGCCGATCATCGCGACCTCTCGACCAGATTGAGCCTGCTTGAAAACGAGGAGCGGCATCAGCGTGCTTGCTCCTCGAAGAAATCGCCGATCGCGCAGGCCTGCCTACGCCGCGCTTTAACGCCGGCAACGCGAGCAGCACGATCGTAGCGATTGTGGCAGCGCTGACAGAGCGCTTTCAGATTGTCATCGGCGCAGTTTTCAGGCTGGTGATCCAGGTGCGCGACGGTGAGCACAATCCTGATGACGCGCAGCTTATGCTTTGATCCTTCGCACGAGGCCATTTCGCCTGGTTGTGGCCAGGTCAGCCTCAGCCCGTTATCGACGGTTGGCAATGCTTCGAAAAACCTGCCGTCCGGCGTGCGGCCGCCGAGTTTATAATTTTCGATGCCACATTCTTCGCATTTGTTCTTCGCGCGCGCGCGGATTCGGGCCGAGATCTCGGCCCAATCTTTCGGGTAACGTGCCTTGTTTTCCGCGCGTATCGGCATCAGCGCGTTTCCTTCGATTGAATGTCGAGGCTGCGCATTAAATTGGCGGCATCCGCATGCTTCGCGTGGCCGATCCACGCAGCCAAGAAACGACGTTCACGTTCACGATCGCCGGCAGCGCGGTATGAGGCGAGTTTTCGCCGCGCGCGCGTCACGCTGGCCCGACGAAGCAATTTGTGAGTGGGCCAGATGCGATAGCCGAGGAAATTGATGCCGCGCGATATAGGCGCGATCTGCCACTTCGAAAATCGAAGGTATAGGTGATGGCGCGAGTAGCGCTCGATCTCATTCTTCAGCTTGCGAAGATGCTCGGAGCTGGTGCCGAGAACGACCAGGTCGTCCATGTAGCGGTACCAGTGCTTTTCGCCGAGCGTTTGCTGCAGATGCCGGTCGAGCGTCGCACCTGTGTAGTAATTGGCGAAGATCTGTGACGTCAGACTGCCGATCGACAACCCGATCCCCTGCCGTGGAATCATGGCTTCAAGAACGCGCAAGGTGGCGCGGCATGAAATCTTTGCCTCGATCAGCTTCCATAGTGTCGGCAGCTCGATCGATGCGAAATAGCGGGAGAAATCCGTTTTCAGAAAATAGCAACTCTCGGTGAAACGAGTGAGATGACGCAAGTCGCTCTGCAGGAGCCGGACGCCGGCGTGCGTTCCTTTGCCTTCGCGACAGGCAAATGCTCGTGGCAGCATCGCCCTATCGAAAATCGGGCCAAGGATGATACAGATCGCCTGTTGTGCGACGCGATCGCGGAATGGAAGTGCTGAGATCAGCCTGCGCTTCGGATCGAAGATATAAAATTCATGAGGCTCGCCTGCGACGTATGTGCCGTTCCGCATTTCGCGCGCCAGCTCGTCGAGATTCAGAGCGTCGTATTCCTTGAAATCGAGATATCCAGGCGATAGTCGCTTTCCGCGCGCTGTCAGCTGATAGGCGCGCAGCATGTTTCTGGGCGAAGCGATTTGCCCGATCAGATTCCGATACCGTTTTGCCATGAAGTGCTCGTTGAAAAGAAAGCCGGCCGCGGGTCTCGAACCACATCCCGAGAGATTCGGCCTACGCCCCGCTATGCCGGACCGCGCAGTGTCTTCGCCGAAGCGGGACACGCGGGCTGACCACCGATCTTGATCGAGAGGAATTGCCTCTGTGGCCGACCGGCGCGACCGTGGTACGCGCCGAGTCATAATCCGGTCGTCACTGCGGCCGCGCGCCCCGATATTGTCGTTCGAGTTCTCCGGCCAGTTGTAGGCCACGTTCGCGTAGCGCGAGCCCGCGTTCGAGCCGTTGATCCAGGAACCGCCGAAGATGCTTGCGCGCGGCTGCATCACTTCCCCGCTTGCCCCCTGAGCTTTCCGATCCACGAATTCAGCATTCCGCCAGGCTGGGCGAGCAGCGTGAGCGCCGCCGTCCGTTGCTTTGGCGAAATCACATGAATGTGTTCCAGAAAGCGCAGATGTGAACGCAACGTCGCGAACTGGGCGTCGACGGAGTAAAGCCGCGATACCTGCCGCGATTTCGATGCGTGATGGAGATCCCCGATCGTCACGAACATCGCGCCGAGCACGACGTCCCGAAGGACGCCGTGCTTGCGTGGGCATGTTTGCAAGATCGGGTAGAGATAGGTCACAAATGCCTCATATTTCTCGACGATCGCCAAGCCTTCAGTGCTGGAATTTTCGTCCCTGACGATCGTCATCTTGGGTTGTTCAAACGCCGCCGCTGTCGCGGCGGCTAAACAAGCTGCAGGTGGTCACTGCGGCCGCGCGCCCCGAGAGAGTCGCTCGAGTACCCCGGCCAGAGGTAGGCCACGTGCGCGTAGCGCGAGCCCGCGTTCGAGCCGTTGAGCCAGGAACCGCCGAAGAGGCTCGCGCGCGGCTCGTGGGGGTCACCGTCGTGACCCCACACCCACATGTTGCCGGTCGCCTGCATCACGCCGAACTTGCTGGTGCGCGGAGCGTCCAGCTTCGTTTTCTTGGGGTCTTTGTCGGCAGATGACCTTTCCTTCACGCCATAAGCGGCCGCGGAGAATTCGGTCACGCTGAGAAGCTGTTTCCCGTGATCCTTCATCACCTGGACGGCGGTTGCGTAATCGAGATTATCGAAAACGCCATCATCGATTTTGACGGGAGGCTCGTCACCGTCGGCGATCCGAACGCCGAACTTGCTGGTACCATCCTTGTTGTGATCGGCGCCGAGCAGATAGATGTCGCACCAGAATTTCTCGCCGAACATTTCGACGAGTGTCATTCCGCGCGGATCTTCACAGGCGGGATGGAAATTGATGTCCCATGCGGAATAGGGATTGATCGCCGGCGTCTCGTCACCGCCTTTGCGCTCGGTCGCATTGCCGCCGGGCGCGAAATGGAAGCCGCCGATCAATTGATCGAGGCTACTAACCTTGGCTTTTTCGCAGAGTGGGGCGCCATCTTTGAGCCAGACATAATAGTCGGTGCCGGGAACGAAGCCTCCCTCCGGAGGAGCAATCGGCGTGTCTCCCGAAAATTTTACGCCGTTGAAAATCGTACCTGCCTTGATGGCGATGGCTGATGCGCCCGAAACTACGAATGCAGGCAGGTTAGGATCTGCTTTCACCAGAACTGATTTCTCACTTTTTACTTCCGAATGTTTGTTCATGAGTCAGGTCTCCAAGGATTGTCCGCGACCCGCGGACGGGGTTAGACTTTCTTCTTGCTTTCGGATTTTCCTGTCGGCCCCGTGTAGGCTGACGTTCTCAATTCAGGCGGCAGCCAGCCCGTCGACGGCACCTTCGCTATAGTGAATTTCTGGATATCCGCGGCACTCTTTTCGGCGAGCTGCTTGGCCTGGTCGGGACCGAGCGCCTCGCGGATCGCGCGCAGGCAGAGCGCCTTTGAGACGGTCTTGAAATAGTCTGCGGCGTTGAATTCGGATTGCAGACTTTTCTCCAAGTCCCGCGGCTCGATCGCGCGCAGAACCGCGATAACGTCTGGATGCTCGAGCGGCGGCTCGCCGCCTTGTCTATGAAGGAAACTGAAGCTTGCGCCTGCGAGCCTCGCGAGCGCTGCGAGCTTCTGTTTCGGCGAGAGCTTCTGCACCCGCTTCAACATTTCCGCGAATTCAGCGCCGCTAATGATGTCATCCGCGAGTTCACCGCCAACGCGCAGACAGATCTTCTCCTGGTAGGGCTCGCCCTCACTCATCAGCCCCGCAATCAGGATTTCCATGCCCAGGTCGACGTCGAGCTCGACCGCCTTCGCGGCCGCGCGGGTGAGCGTCTCGGAAAGGCGGTGCTTCAAATCGTATGGGATGGTGGTTTTAGAATCGGCCCGCTTCTTCGCTTCTTCCTTCGCCTTTTTCTCGGCGGCCTTTTGCTCGGCCGGTGAAAGCTTTTTCGCCTTTACCGCCTCGACCGGCGCTTCCTTCGGCCGGATGACCCCGTACTCGATCTCGAGATCGCCCTTCTCGTCGATCGAGACGATGCAGCCCGATTTCGCTTTGTCTTCCGGCTTGTAGGAACGCGCCCGCGCCTGCATTTGGATTTTCTCGCCCTCGCGCTCGGCTGCGTCCTGTTCAGCGCGGATGACATCGTCGCGATCCCAATTCGTGAGCTCATCAATCTCGTCGAGTCGCTTCTTTTCTTCGGCCGTGTACTGCTCCTTGAAAGGAATCTTCTGCCAGTTGCGCCAGTGATTGGGCTTGGTCGGCAGATCTTCCTCGGGAAGCGCCCATGACCAGCCTTCGGCTTTGAGCCGATTGCATTCGTCGTTGAGACGTCGGAAGGCCAGCCGCTCTACGAGCTTCACATCCTTGGTCTGGTGATCGTCGCCGAATAGATCCTCGTTGACCTTTCCGCCTTCTGCGCGAACCGCTTCGACGCCGACAAACTTGACCAAGCTCGATACCCGTTCATCGGACTTGCTCAGCTTCTCGCGCACCGAGTATTCGGACGATATGCCACCCGATTTCTTGAGCGCCTTAAATGCGCTCTCTTGCTTGTCGGCGTCGGGCTCGATCGTGAAGATTTTGGCGATGTCGGCTTTTATCTCGCCATTGCGCCAGGCATCGCGGATGGGCTTCGCGAGATTGCCGAGTGCCATCGTCTGGTTGAACTGCCGGCGGCCCAGATTATACCGCTTCATGATCTCGTCGTCGGAGACCTTGTCCTTCCGGAGCTGCGCGAAGGCCTCGTAGACGTCGACTGGATGTGCCTCCGTGTGCACGATCGCTGTTGCCAAGCTCGTATCGCGCGCCGCCTTTTCGTCTTCCTCGCGCACCTCGATCTTGATGAGATGATCTTCTTTGATCGCGCCTTCCTGGGCGAGCTCGGCGAAGGAAGCGAGCCGCTTGCCGCCATCTGTCACGAGATAATCGACGCCGTCGCCTGCAGGCCGAACGATCAGCGGTGCAATCTGTCCCTTTTGCATCAGCGAGGCCTTGTAGATCGGCTCGGAGCCGCGGCCTGCCTGTCGAATATTTGCCGGATCGTATTTCAGTCTCGAAAGCGGAACTTCATGCGGATGGTTCATGGTGTGACTCCTGTTGAGGATGAAATTCATGCGACAGCTTCTGGCGTCCGGCGCAGGAAATCGGGAATGTCGAGATCGTCTTGCTTGCTTGCGGGAAAACACGCATCGATGGCCTCAACGCCAGTCGGCGCAGGGCTACAGCCTTTCTTGCACTTGTCTTTCTCGATCGCCGCGAGCGCGGCTTCAGCTAGCGTTTGCTGTTTCGGTTCAGGGGCTTTCAGCTTGTCGATGACGTCGACGCCATCGTCGGCGGTTTCGACTTCATTGCCCCATGCTTCCCAGCCGTGCGGCGCTGCGCCGCGATGGAAGAGCACCATCTTTCGGAGTTCCGGATAGTATTCGGCGATCATCCGGAAGTAGAAATCTGGCTTGCGGGAATGCTCTCGCTTTTTCGATCGCTCGATCGAGGGATAGAGCGCGCTCCTGGGCGGTGACGGAATCTTCCCGCGGGTAAAAACAAGCAGCAGCTCGTGCTGGTTTCGCGCCCAATAGCCGGTGCCGGCGACTTCCTTGTCCCAGGCGTAGCAGGACTTGTATTCGAACCCGCCCCAATGTTCCTCGGCGAGCTTGATCGTATTCGCGAGCCAGGGGATTGTCGTCCAGCAGAACATCACGCAATCGTCGGCCGCCAGATCATCGATCGGCAGCACCGCGAGCTGGTCAAAATCCATCGTCGGGTAATGGTTCTCGATCGAGCGATCGGTGAAGCCGGATTCAAACCGCGTCGGAGGATCGAGATAGAGCACCGGAACTTTCTCGCCGGTCGGCAGCGGTGTATTCCCTTCGGTAATTCTCTTGATGTTGTCGATCGCGGCCTTGCGCCGCTCCTGCATGTTGGTCGCGCGGATCTCCTTGGCCTTGGCGAGAATTTCCTTCGGGCCCTTCGCCACGATCTCGCGCTGCTCTTCGTGCGACAGCTCGGCGAGCTCGGCTGCGGATGCGAGCTTGATCCGGCCGTCGCGCACGGCCTCCTGCAGCTCACCGCTGCCCTTTGCCTTGATTTCGGCTGCCGACGCCACGGATCGGACTGAAACGCCAGTTTTTTCGGCCGCCTCGGCGCGGGTCGTTCCTAGGTCAAGATGCAAATTTGCATCTTGACCATCGCCCTGCGCTTCCGATGATTTGCGGTTGCCGCCATGCTTGAAAGACTCGATATCGGCCGCGACCATCGCGCGCTGCGAGGCATTGAGCTGCCGCCGCAGGAAATTCTCGCGCATCACGAATTCGAGCGGATCGTCGCCGTCGCCTTCTTCCGAGCCGAAGATACGGAACGGGATCTCGGTTTCCGGGATACCGGCGGCGCAGGCCGCCTCATAGCGGTTCACGCCGTCGAGGATGGGCGCGAGCGATGAATCGTCGAAGAGTACGATCGGGCGCCGCACACCGTCCCGCGCGATCGATTCGAAGAACTCGCGTTTTTGGTCGGCCGCGATCTTCGGAAACATCCTTGCAAGTTCGTGCACCGGCCGAAGAGCCGGCCGCGGATCCCTGGTCGTCATCGCGGCACCTCCCCGATTTCGACCAGCATTGGAGGCGGGGTTGAACCGAGAATAATTACGTGAACAGGAGCGCCTTTATTCAGCGCTTCGAGCTCGGCCGGTGTCGGAATCCAGGCACTCACCATTTGCGGAGTGCCAGGACCGTTAACGGGACAATTCACGATCTCGTCGCGGATTGGCAAACCGAGATAGCCTTGGGATTTACCGCAAACACGAGTGCATCCTTCCACTCTTCCGATCTGCATTAGATGAGCCTCCCGTTGACGCGCTTCTCCAGCGCGACGCAGTCCGGACATTTGTGTCGCCAGACCTTCGTCGCGCCCGACAATTTCGGAATGATCCGCCAGCCGCATTGCTTGAACGCTTCGAGACAGACGGGGAACGATCCCGTGATCGCGCCGGCGTCGTATTCGGCATGGCCGCTCGAGCAGAAGTCGCAGGCGATCTGCCACACAGAGAGCTTTGCGCCGTGCTGCATCATGGCTTCAGCCCTTCAGCGAACACTTGGCCGAAGATCGATTGAAGCGCCTTCTGCATGCCGCAGCTCTCGGCTGCGTCCTTCGATCTCGCGCGCTTGAAGATTTCTGGAATGCCCACGCGCTCGATTGCTGCGTTACGGCGAGGGTGTTTTCGCCAACCCGGCACTTGCTGATATATGGCGCACAGAGCCTTTACGATCGAGCCGCGGACGAATCCGATATTTCCATCGCCAGTCTTTGTGATCGTTTCGAGCGCCGCCAGAAGATTGTCGTGCCCATAAAATGCATATGCGCGCCGTAGCGCCGTGGCGGCAAATGTTTCGCCAGGACGCATGTCGACGATCTTTTTGGGATAGCGGCAGATCGAAACGCCGCCTTTATCGCAAAGCTTCTGCAGCGCGATCGCGTCCTCGTCGCCGCCGGCGACGAATGCGTGGAACATCTGCATCGAGGAGATGCGGGTGACATTGCCGTTGATCGCCGTGAAAGCGGCAGCCTGCTCGGCCAGATCGGCCTTGACGAGGTAGCAGGGAATTTTCTTGATGCCGATCCTCGCAGCTGCGGTCGCACGATGTTGACCGTCGATGATCGGATAGCGGCCTCGCTTTACGTCGACGACAACGACGGGCGCGAACATCGACCAGCGGAAGCATTCGGTGATGAGGTTCAGCGTGCGCTTCCCCTTGCCGACGATGTCGCGCTGATAGCTCAAATCCACGCCGAGCTTCTTGATCTCGATCCACTTCAGCTTGGGCTTCGGGCCTGTATCGAGCTGGAATTTCTCGCCTGGGCTCACGAACGGCGACGGATCGATGGGCGATAGCTTCTGCATCGTCATGCCGGCACCCCGGTGAAGCATGGAAAATCCGCACGGAATGCCAGCAGCAATTTTTCGCGAGCCTCTTCCGGCGCCCAAACCTTTCCGATCGAAACCGGGAACGGCTGCAGATCCTCCATGCCCTTCGGCGCGACCGGCGGCAGCCCAGGCATGAGATCGCGCCATTCCGTGAGCAGCATCTTCCAGTCGACCATTTTCACTTCGCGCTCGATGTCGAGCGGAACGGGCCACTGCAGGCCTGCGGCGATGTGTGTTGCCGCCATGTGCCGCATCTCGAACTCGTCGTCGGCGCTGTCGACGGCCATCACGAAAGCCGCGATTTGATCGGGCGTGAAACTGCCGCTCTTTTCGAGCGTCTCGCGCAGACAAACCTTGCGCGCTTTCTTCTTCGGCGTCGGATCGTCGCCTGTATATTCATGAGCATCGTGCGCGCGGAAATACGGCCGCGCGCGCGGTGAGCAGAAGCGCCCGCCCATGACTAGGTGCTGCGCGACGGAGTAGCGTTTCACCGGCACGTTGCCGAAGCGGTATTCGCCCGAGAGCTGATGTGCGATATCCTCCCAGACGAGATCGTTCGGATCGGGATGCGCCATGTTGATATCGCGGCCGCTGCCCGTCCTGAACAGGAGCGCCGGATCGCGCCGTGGGCGCCTTGTCCTGGGCGCTATGGTGACGGGGTTGCTCATTCGGGCTTGTCCAGGCGGAATTGCTCGTAGACGGGAATTTCGCCGCTGATGTCCGTCTGCTCGCGCAGGATCCGCGGGCCGCGGGTGAGGAACGATGCGGTGAGCAGCCCCAGGAAGAATCCGAGAAAGCCCGCCACGATCGACCACGCCAGAAACAAGAGAAGAAACTTGCCCATCAGCCCGGCTCCTCGCCCGTCCTGTTTTGCAGAATGCTGATTTCGAAGCGCACCAGATCGATGTGCGCCTTCACGATCGCGGCCTGCAGCCCGAGCACTTCGCCGCGTGCGCGGACCATGCGGAAAATTGCGTCGATCAGGAGCGCCGCCTCGACGCAAAGCTCCTGGCCGTCGAACGGAATGCCGTCGTTGAAGAATTTCCGGATGTGCGGATCGCGCCACTGGCAGAGCCGCGTCATCACGCGGTCGGCATTCGCCTGCGTTGTTTCGAGCGGCTCGTGGCCGGCGTGCTCGGCCGCGTCGATCGCGGCTTTCGCGACGGAGATCAGCACGCAGGTTTCGGTCATTAGTCCGCTCCCGCTGCTTGGGCCCATCGAGGATCTTGGCCATCACAGAAAGCGGCGCGCGCCGAGCCGTAGTGGCGCGCGTCAGCAGCGCCGAAAGGCACGGCAAATCCGCCTGGTACGCTAGGGCTACGGCCCTTCGCCCCCTGGGGCTTCGACGCTGCGAAACTATCGAGCGGCTTCATCGTCGCCGCCTTTCTCGGAAGTCTTTTCCGGCCACTTGCCGGTCTTGATGAACTCGGCGAGGCTCGTGAAAAACGCGGAAAGCTGCTCGCCGCGACGCGCGACCCACAGCGAAAAGGCAACACTCTTCCGTTTCAGCACGAGGGATTCCCCGCCGATCGTTCGCCGTGCCGGTCACGGCCCCACTCACGCTTTACGCAAACCGTTCCGGGCTAGTCGCCCGAAAAAGCCTCAATGCGTTTCCGGATCTCGGCCTGGCTGCGGCGCAGCCGCCGGATCTCGACGTTCTCCTTGAAATCTTGAAACCATTCCGGCTTGTCGTCACCGAGCATGGCTTCCAGAAAAGCCAAACCCTCGCGCGAGCGCAGGAGGCGCACGAGCGCCGGCGCGTCGAGGTTGAATTTGCGGGCTAGATAGTAATGGCATTGCCGCTGCGAGCGGCCGGTGCGCGAGGCGAGCTCGGCTGCGGTTTTTCTCGGCCACAGCTTACGCGCGACTGCACCCACTGATTGAATCAACTGCAAGGAATTGCAGCTTTTGCTGCAAGATGCCTCACCGGCTTCGATTGCCTTTGGAACTGTCAAGGTGCAATTCGGTTTCATGGTTAAGCCGACTTTCGCAGCGCACGATTGCGGCCCCGCGCCGCAGGGGGATATACTCCTAGGATGCGGGAGAGGCCGAAATCATGGGCAATTGTTTGCGTACGCCGCAGCCGAAGATCATTGCCCCGGCTGTGGTGGAAGATCTTTTCTGCAATGGCGTTCACGCGGTAGAACTTGTCGAAAATTCCTGCGTGCGGTTCATACTGTACCGCGACTGCATTCCTGTCCTGGGCGAAGCGGAGCCCGGAACGCGCGTGCATTTGCGCAATGTGATATTTCCGCTTTCCGCGATCTGGCCCGCGATCGATCTCACGACCCGCACGCTCGGCCGCGACATGCTCATTGCGGCAGCCCGCAATGGCTTCAAATTTTTGTGTTGAACGTTTCATACGGCAGCCTCCGCTTTGGTAAAGGCCGCCGTGATCTGTTCAGCGGTGACGCCGGTGACTTCCTGAATTTTTGCCCATCGACGGGGAGCGGGCATCATTTCGGCGCGCTCCCACCCGGCGAATGTATTGACGTTGACGCCGATCGCATCCGCGTCCTGCTGCTGGCTCGTTCCTCGCCGCAGTCGGCTCGCTTTCAGCGGATGGACGGAATCGCTCATGACTCCGCTATTAGCAAAACGCATAGCGATTGCAACTCGCACTATGCGTTTAACGAATACTGACGGTATAACAATGGGTTGGCAGACTGTGGCTATGAAGAAGCAGTCTCGCCGGCCGCAGGTCAGGCCTCGCAAGCTCTATCTCGCGGAGCGCAGGAAAGCGGCCGGCTTGCGCCAGATCGATATCGCGCAGAAGCTGAAAAAAGACGTAAATACAATAGCTTCATGGGAGCGCGGCGAGATCCTGTTGGGTGAAATTACCCTCGCCGAATATGCCGAATCAGTGGGTTGCGAACCGGATGAATTGTACTATCCGCCCGACGTCCCGAACGCCAATGCGCTCCTTCGCGATCAGCCAAAAGACGTGCAGGATCAAGCTATTAATGTTCTCCGCGCGCTGATAAAGCCGAACAAATAAACTTTAAGCGATTGTAATCGCTACATAATTGCCGAAACTCCTGCGGCCGCACCCACAGCCTCGCGCATAGCGGCGGAATTATCCACTGCGTTTTGCATATAGTTCAGCTTGGCAATCACTATGCGTTTCGCTTATAGTGTCGGGCAGCCGATTCATTCGGCTGGAGGCTCCGGCATTGTCTGTTCCCGCTATCGGCCATGATCGCGCAGGCAGTGCCGGAGCCGTGAGCCCCCGCGCCCGAACCGCCGAAATCGGCCGCCCCGCTCCCCCGCGCATTCCCGGACATCGCATCCGCCCCGTGGAGGGGAAATGACCTACATCGAGACCGACCGCGCCGCCCGCGCGCGCCGCGCCGCCGCAAGGCTCGGCATCATCACCCCCGAAATGAACCGCGCCTATCAGGCGCTCTGCATGGGGCCTCTGAAGCGCGCCGGAGCCGGCTTCGTCGATGCCGCCGGCAACCCGCATCTCTTTTCCGTCGTCGATGCCCTGAAGCGCCGCGGCATCGCGCTCGTCGACAAATACGGCGCCTGTCTCTCTCCGGAGAAGCAATATGAACAATCTGCCTGATACCCCGCCGCGCGGTCCTTACACCGGGGAGCGAGGGATGAAATGAGGCGCTCTTTTGCCGCGGCGATCGGAGCATTTCTTGCCCTCCCCGCTATCGCCGGCGAATTCATCGTACAGGGCAAGCCGCAGGTGATCGACGGCGATTCGCTCCGCATTGGCGCCGCCGAAATCCGCCTCTATGGAATCGATGCGCCCGAAGCACGGCAGCTCTGCTTTCTCCCACTCTATGACGGCCAGATCGCCTACAAATGCGGACTGATCGCCCGCGTTAAGCTCGCGAAGATCATCGGCGAGCAATCCCTTTCCTGCCAGCCGCTCGACCGTGACCGCTACGGCCGTCTCGTCGCTTGGTGCGTTCTGCCGGACGGCGAGATGGACGTGGCAGAAGTGCTCGTCCGCCAGGGATGGGCGATCGTGCTACGCGACAACGAGCAGATCGCGCCGCATCGGATCGAACGCTACGCCGCCGCGCAAGCAATGGCGAAAGAGGATCGCCTCGGCCTCTGGCAAACCGAATTCGAAATCCCCGCGCGCTGGCGCGCTGAACGCAGGGGCGAGTGATGCTTGCACTGCTTCGGCTCGCCAATCTCCGCCGGCAAAGGGAATGGGACAAGGAAAACGGCATCAGCCTTGAATATCGCGGCAATGAACTCGCGGGCGAGGTCGGCGAGGCATGCAACATCATCAAGAAGATCGCGCGCGAACGTCTCGGCATCCAGGGTTCGCGCGCTACCGTCGAGCAGCTTGCAGAGGAATTGGCCGATGTAGTGATCTGCGTCGACCTGATCGCGATGGCGGAGAACATCGATCTCCGCCGCGCCTTGATCGAGAAGTTCAACGCAACGTCCGAAAAATATGGCCTTGAAACAAGGCTCGTCGATGAGGCCGCGGAATGA